GGCGTCTTTTGTCAGATGTAAAGGCTAGGGCTAAAAAATGGAAGATGCTGTTTGATTTGGATTACGAATGGCTCTTCTTTTTGTGGGAGAAGCAAAAGGGCAGATGTTTCCTGAGCGGACTGGAGTTGTCGCTGCTCCCTCCATCTTCGGGAGCCCGCTTTAACCGATTGGCTCCGTCTATAGATAGGATTGATTCACAAAAAGGATACACCAAGGACAATGTTCGGTTAGTTTGTTTGCACATTAACAATGCTATAAACGAGTACGGAGTAGAGGCATTCGAGGAGCTAGCTAGAGCTTTCCTTAAGGACAAGGGGGAGTAATGCCAGACGACCAAGGTAAGCCCACTCCAGCAGAACTCAGAGCCGCGCTCTTTGTGCAGCCCGAAACCCTAGAAGACCTCCATCGGTGGATTAAGGTCTATCTAGGCATCGACCTTCCCATCATTCGGGTGGATCCTGATTCTAACTCTAGTCCCATGGAATTGGTTTGGGAGCTTTATGAAGCCGCGCGCCTAAATAAGCCGGGCTACTCTCAGGTCATGGCATACGCCGCCCGAGACTCCTTCAAAACCTTTTCCGCCGCCATCTTTGAAGTCCTCTGCCTCATCTTACTAGAGCGCTCTGTTGCCCACATGGCCGCAATCGAACCGCAGGCCAAGAAGAGTCAGCAGTATTTCAAGAAGCACGTTTCCCGTCCGTTCATCCGAGACTACATCACGTCCAAGAACGAGCGCACGGTCGAGATTACCCGCTACTTCAATGAGGAGAGCGGAGAGAATCTAACCAAAGGCGAGTTCGAAGCTCTGCTTGCAGACGCTCAACTCCAGTACCGCGAAATCAAGAACTACGTTCAGATCATTATCTGTACCATTCAGGGTGCCAACTGTATTGATCCAGAAACGATGATCGATACCGTGTCTGGAAAGAAGGCTGCCGCTCTTGTAACGCCGGGCGACCGCCTTGTCTCCATGGACTTGGCGACTGGAGAGTATACGGAAACGGAAGTTGACTTTGCCGCCTTCACTCTTAAGAATGCAATGAGGGTGTCTTTAGAGGGTGGGGGGAGTGTGGTGCTATCTGAAGACCATGCGGTGTTTACTCGGGCTGGATGGGTTAGGGCTCGGGCTCTTCGTCTTGGAGATTCTTGCCTTTCGGTAGGGGCTTCTCCTCGGGAAGACGAATCTGATGCTGTTGTTTTGGATTTGCCGTGCTCTTCCAACTCGTCGGCTCTGCTTGGCACTTTGTTGGGTGATTCGAGTTTAACGTGGCCAAGAAATAAGAAGAAGGCGAAGTACGGGAAGGCTCCTCGCTTTGCGGTCAATCACTGCAAGAAGCAGGAACATTATCTAAAGCGCAAGGCGACCGTCTTGAGTGCAATGGGAATTCCCCATAGCATAGTTCCAGATCGCCGCAATCAAATCAAGCTTTTCAGCAAAACGTCCTTAAAGCTAATCCCCTTCTACGACCTTCTATACAAGACCGGGCGGAAAGCGATTACTTCAGAGGTTTTGGAGTTGGTAGACTTGGAAGCTCTGGCTTTTTGGTTTATGGACGATGGCTCTGGTTCGCCGGAATTGGTGGGATCCAGAAAAGACAAACACCTCTCCTTAGCTACTTGCTCTTTCACTCTAGAGGAAAATCAGCTAATCGTAGATTGGCTCAAAGACACTTGGAAGCTTGATGCTTACGTGGATAAGGTAAGCAACGGGGTTAATCAATACCCAATCGTCTCTCTAACCTTGGATTCTTCTCGGCGGCTTTCTGCCATGCTAGATCCTTACATTTCGCCGGGACTGAAATACAAATTTCCGGTGCCGTCGGCATGGATGGATACTAAGTGTATCGTTTGTGGCGATACCGTAAGTAAGACAAACCGCCACGGATTTAGTGGTTGTACCAAGCACCCGAGAGGCTCTCTCAGCCGAACACAGAGAGTTTCCCTTAAGAAATTTGAAAGTCGCTTTGGGGGCAAAATCTCCAAGTTGGAATTTTTAGGGCCGAGGTATCTCATCGATCTCCATCTCAAGACCGAGGAGCAAAAGCGCAACTTTATCGCCAATTCAGCATTCTTGCTTCACAACTCCGAGCACGTTCCTGTAATGGTCGTAGATGAGGTTGATGTTGTCGAGAACCCAGACGCCTACGAAGAGGCCAAGATGATCCCGGCCCCTATCAATGGGCTGATGCCGATCACCCTCTACACCTCTACTCGCAAGTATAGCTGGGGGCTCGTTCAAAAAGAACTCGATCGCGCAGCCGACACTGGCCTCCTTGTTCGCCACTGGAACCTCATCGACGTTACTCACAATTGTCCAGCTACTAGGCACCAGCCTGAACTCCCAAAGGTGCCCATTGCCTACTCAGACGATACACTGAAGGCGATCACTTACGACGACTATAAACTCTTAGATACAACTGAGAAGGAAAGGTACAACGTAGCAGAAGGTTACGCTGGATGTATCGCCAATTGCCGTCTGTTTGCCGTCTGTAAGGGGCGGCTCGCAGACATTCCGAAGTGTACGAAGTGCGAAGGGAACAACGGCGTTGGGTGCCGTGGATTCCCCAAGCCCGTTGAACACACCCAAAACACCTTCCGTAAGGTGTCCTTGGATAAGGCCAAAGCCCAGTTGCTCTGCCGCAAGCCTTCGTCCGAAGGGCTGATCTTCCCCAACTTCGACCGGGAAGTTCACATGAAGGATCCCGACCAGATGTACGAACTTGTCTTTGGCGAGAAGCCAAAGGTCGCCTTGGACAAAGCCGCCGCCATTGAGATGTTCAAGGAGCGGGGAGCCAGATTCGTAGCTGGTATCGACCACGGGTTTACCCACAACTTCGTAGTGGTTGTCGGGGCTATCCTTGGACATCGTCTGTTCATTCTAGACGTGATTTCACAGGCAGAACTAGAGCTTCCCCAGAAGATTGAACTGTGCAAGGAGAGGGTCAAGCCCATCGATCCAGAGGTTTGGGCAGATACCGAGAACCCCGGGGACAACAAAACCCTTAAGAAAGAAGCCAACTTACGCATCAAGGAGTGGAATAAGGGGAAGGGGTCCGTAGTTGACGGCATCTCTCTGATCCGCTGGCTTTTGATGCCCTCCATGGGTCGCCCAGATGAGGCTAGAATCTTTTTCCTAAAGGCCGATGAAGGCTGCGAGCTTCTGGCTACCCGAGTCACCAACTATCACTGGACTTCTGATGCCGCAGGCCGTCTAACCAACATTCCTGACGACGAGGACGACGACGAAGTTGACGCCTTCAGGTACATCGTGCTCAACACCTTCTCTCCCAAGACCAAGGTGACGATTGGGGAAGCTAATCTAATTGCCACCCAGCCATCTCCGGGAGCCTTTAATGGTCAAAAGCAGTACATGCCCGAAACGTGGCTTCGCCAGATCATTTCTGAGCGCACAGGTATTGTCTACGAGGAAGAGGAGGGGGATCCTTCTGATAAGGCCGGAAGGGCTGGCGGCTTCTCTTGGTCCTTCTAGAGAGGCAATCTTTGAGCGAGAGGAATACCCATGACCAGACCCGCCATTCTCAACATCAATACCTCCATTGTTGCACATGGGGATCCTACCCTTACCAACAACCCAAGACTTAAGTTTTTCGATTGGACTAGAAATCTTAACGGTGTGGAGGTTTTTTCTCCGAAGGCTGAACAGTATGTTGTCGCTGCTGGAACCAACATCACTGCGTTTGATGGAACCGTGGCCCTTGGCTCTCAGGCAGACACCGAACTCTCTATCCGTTTCTTAGAGGGAAGCACTTATCGAATTCAGCACACAGCAGGAACGGACCCCCAGTTTGCTTACGACAATGCCGTGTCTTTTGCGGGCATCGCTTTGTCCGCCGTCGTTAACGCAAACCAGACCCTTACCTTAACAGACACCACGGCTGGAGCTAGCTTGGCAGCTTGCGCTGAAGGAAGCATTGTTTACATCTATTCCGCACTAGACGACATCGACGCCGCGTTTTCTGCTGCCAATGCGGGCCGCTGGACAGTCCTAAGCAACAGCACCGGCAACGTAATCATCCTTGCTCGCCCCGATGGGGAGAGTTTCCAAGGGCTGACCGAAAACGTGACGTGTAGTTCCGCAGGCAACCTGATCTCTTACACCGAAAATCTCCACCTTGGCAGTAAAGTATGGCTAGGCGCCCCGTTCTCTAATGCGGCTAAAGGAGTACATGAGGTTTCTGCGTTTACGTCGAAGTGGATTGACATCATCTCGACCGTTCCTCTACCCGATCAGGCTTCCTTCTTGGTTGATATTACCGCCGGTTCTGAAACGATCCTTGCTTTTAATATTTGTAAGCGCTTTTTGCGAGTGGAAGTAGATCAACTGGCCCGCGTGCGTATCAATGGAGAGATCGTACGCCGCAACGTTGCTCCTTGGTCGCCAGCCGATCCCGATCGAATGGGGTGGTTGGAACAGACTGGGTACGTCTGGAAACTTCAAGTTGAGAACGAAACCCAGTACGACATGTCTCTTAACATCTTCAGTGCCGAGTAAGGAATCTCATGGCTAAGAAATCCGCAGTCACCAAGGAAATTAAACTCTTCTTGGCTGACCCCAACAGTACGCCTGTCTCTGAGCTTCTTAAGCAAGAGCAAGACGATCAGCCCGGGGCAACCTCGTTGGTTAAGAGCATGATGGCTGCCCTTGGAGAAGGAGAAGACCGGATTCAGCGCTTAGCGTTCGAGCGCGATCCGACGATGAACAACGAGTATGCGGCAATCTTCCGTCAGAAGGTTCGCCTCATTCCTGACTTTCTTCTCAAGCGCGTTTCAATTCAGGACGACCTCGTTGCTTCCATCATTGGTGCCCGCTCTAACCACATTAGCGCGTTCGGCCGTCCACAGCCAGATCGTTTTTCTCTGGGTTTCAAGGTTGACATCAAACCCGAAATTATCGAGCGAGCAGACGAGAAAGAAAAGGAAGAGTTAGGCAAGAGAGCTAACAAGTTTGAGCAACGGCTTCTGGTTTGTGGTACATCTAAGGGCTATGCCGTCGAAGAACGGATGACCCTTTCTCGATTCCTATCTATGCAAGTGCGCAACGCTCTTGTCGTTGGTAGGTTTGCGACGGAATTCCTCTACGGTTTCAACGACAGTGGCGAAGAGGAGTTCCATTCCTTCCGTCCTGTTGACGCGGGTACCATCTACCGCGCTGCTCCTTACAAGACTTCTGCCGAGGCCGTCCGCATTCAAGCCAAGCGCCTCATGGAACAGATGCTGAACCGCAAGCTGGAAGAAAAACAGCTTGAGGAAGAGGAATATCCGTGGGTGCAGGTTATCGATGGCAAGCCCGTTCAGGTGTTTACGGGCGAGGAGCTTTACGTCCACAACGTCTTCCCTGTTACCGACGTTGAGCTTCAAGGCTACCCTCTTACTCCGCTGGATACGGTCATCGCAGCAGTCACCACCCACATCAACATTACCACCCACAACAAGCTCTTCTTCCAGAGCGGTCGAGCGGCTAAGGGAATGTTGGTCATTCAATCCGAGGATCTGACCGAGCCACAGGTTAACAAAATTCGCCAGCAGTTTCAAGCGAACATCAACAACGTCAACAACTCGTGGCGCATGCCTGTGTTTAGCGTTGGCTCCAAAGACAACGTCCAGTTCCAGCAGATCGAAACCACGTCGCGAGATATGGAATTCCAGTATCTAAGCGACATGAACGCCCGAGTCATCTTGTCGGCGTTCCAGATGTCTCCTGAAGAACTCCCGGGTTATGCTCACCTTTCACGAGGCACCAACAACCAGTCGCTTGCCGAGTCCAACAAGGAATATCAGCTAGAGGCCCACAGAGATACTGGCATTCGCCCTCTACTTGCCCAGTTTGAAGACTTCCTTAACACCGCTGTATTCCCCGTCATGGACGAGGAGCTAGCCAAGCTTTGCGTCATTAAGCTCGTTGGCCTAGACGCCGATTCCGCTGAGAAGGAAGCGGTCCGCATTTCTACGGACGCTCCTTTGCACATGAACTACGACGAGGTTCTGGCGAAAGTCGAAAAGGATCCTATCGGCAAGGAGTTTGGTGGCGAGTTCCCGCTTAACCCACAGTTCCAAGCCATTCTTGACAAGTATCTAACCGTTGGCCAGATCCAAGAGAAGTTCTTTGGAGTTAAGGGAGCTACTCAGAATCCGGCCATGGCTTACATGCGAGACCCTTTCTGGTTCCAGATGCAACAAATGCAAATGCAACAACAGCAAATGCAAATGCAGGCCCAAGCCCAACAGCAACAAGCTCAGCAGGGCGGTCCGCCTCCAGAGGGTGGAGGCGAAGGCCCGCAGCCCGAAGGGGGAGGAGAAGGCGGGGGCGGGCAGGAAGCTACCCCCAAGGAAGGCGAAGCTCCTCCTGACCAAGAGGGTGGTGGCGACCTAACGAGGAGTGTAGACCAGTTGCTCGGTACCCTCGGTAAGTCCGAAGCCCAGCTACCTCCCTCCAAGCGCAGACTCCTCGCACAGCAGAAGAAGACCGTCTCCCACATCATGGATGGATGGGAACAGGACGCAAAGAAGACCATTTCCGCAATCCTTGATATAGCAGAGCAACACTCACCCAAGAAGAAGGCTTAATATGCCTAATCTGACGCGACTCGGTAGAGGCGCAGCGCAAGCTGTGGCCGACGCAATCGATACCATGTTTAACAACGCGAGTGTTCGCTTGCTGGGGCCGCAGTCTATTCAGGGTAAGAAAATCTACATCACCTTTGATCGCACGCTGTCTCTGCCGGGCATCTTTGAAGCCGGTTCCATCGAAGAGACTGTCAAGCCAGACCTAGAAATCCTTGACTCTCTGATTCGTGTGGCTTCTGCTTACATTGAAGCGTCCCGCGAGCGTACTAAGGCCCGAGTTATCCACGAAATCAACGGAGCCATTGCACAAGCCAAGCACACTGGCGGCATGTCGGGGTCGGACTTTAGGGACTTGGTGAACGCCAAACTGGCGACCGTTTGGTCTGACGTGACCAACAACATCCACACCATTGTAGACACCGAGATAGCTCACGCAAAGAACGTGTCGGTGCTAGATGGCGTCATCGGGGTCAACCTCAACGCTGGGGTTGAAGATCCTGTCGTCTACTTCGTCGTGGTCCGAGATGAATACCTTTGCGATGAGTGCAAGCGGCTCCACCTCATGGATGATGGAGTAACTCCTAGGCTTTGGAAGCTTAGCGAAATTGCGCACGGATACCACAGGAAGGGCAGCGACTCTCCAAGTATTGGGGGGCTTCACCCTCATTGTTTTGTGGGTACTACTCGCCTCTTTACAGATCGTGGACTCTTGACAGTTGAAGATTTGTATAAGCAGGGGGGCGCCGTTAAAGTTCCCGTAGACAACCGAATCAAAAACAGGCGAGTAGGCAACAATCAATTTGGAAATAGAATTCCCGGAGATGTTTGGTACCATCGCCACTCTAGCGGCACAGAAATGTTTGATGCTACTCCCGTATACGACACAGGAATACAAGAGTGCCTTCGGGTGTCATTAGATTCAGGCCATACACTAGAGGTATCGGTGGGGCACGAATTCTGGGTAGATAATGGAGTTGGAGGAGCCAAAGTACGCGCCGATGCTTTGAAGATTGGTGATAAAATTCCGTTACTTTCTGGTGAGGGAGCTTTTGGAGCCGACTCTTTCGAGGATGAAGCGGAGCTAATGGGAAATTTGCTCGGAGACGGATCTCTATGCGGCAATGTGGCTCAATGGAATTTCTTTGGCAATGATATCGAGTACGGCTTTCTCCTTAAAAGAAAGGCGTCATCGCTTTCTTCTCGAATGCTTCCCGAGATGGTGGTTAAGCCTCCAGACGAGAAATACGGCGTTGAACGAGCGACCTTTAGCAGTGCATACCTTGGGAGGCGGTTTCGAGAGGTATACGGGCTTGATAAGAAGCCCAAGAGGGTCCCTTCTAAAATCTGGGGAGCGAGTAAATCTACCGTTAGCTCATTTTTGCGTGGGTTATATGCAGCAGACGGCCATTCTGAAATTAGCCCGTCCATTGTCTTGGTGCAAAACGATCGCGAGTTTTTGCAAGAAATTCAAGTGCTCTTGGCCAATATGGGGATCGTTGCTAGAATCTTCAAACACGGGGAGGGCGGGGCTAAGGAGATCGAATACCACAATGGAGATTCTTTTATTGCCGAGCGTAAACCCTGTTGGCGGCTTTGTATTGGCGGCGTTGACGCTGTGAAGAAATTTTTGAGAGAAATCGGGCTTGGAGTAGCTACCAAGCAAGCTAGGGCCGTTTCTTATCTTCAGGTGCACGCTGGTAAGAAATTGCATGGAGCTTGGCGAACCGCAAGGGTGATTGAGATAGCCCCCATTGGAAGACATCAAACATATTGTTTGACGGAGCCAATGACCAACACTGTCTGTGCAAATGGGATTGTGACTGGGCAGTGCCGCTGCACCCTAGTCACTCTTCTGCCGGGTTACGGGTTTACGACTGGTGGGCAGATCAAGTTCGTCAAGCGCGGGTACCTAGCTCTTGATGAGCAGAGGGGGTAAGACTCAATCTTACATGGGGGTGTGTATGTTCTTGAAAGCTTACCATCACCAGCACGCCCACTTTGATTTTAGCCCGTGCGTGCTGGCGGCAGCAGGAGTTCTTATTTCCGCCGCTGCTTTAGCGGGAGTGGTCATCCATTGGTTGTCCGTTCGATAACCTTCATGCAGAGAGCGTCCAGAAAATCTCTGTCGGGAGCCCTAGGCAGAGAACTAGCTTGCTCCGCAACCGCCATCTTAGCGTCCATTTGCTCAGCATATTCAACCATTTGAGCGTAGGTCCACGCTCCGTGACGAATGGAAAGTAGCTCCTTGGCGTCAGGCCGCTTAACAAAAACCTTTCCCTCAGTCAGAATCTCGTAGCCCATACGGAGCAACCTAACAAGGTGCATTCCGTGCTTGGTGTCGTAGCCCCACTTCGCCTCAAGCTCTGCGCGAGCAGGATTGCGGGATGCCTTCCAAGTCTGGTACTGCTTCCATTCGTTCTGGGCGTTGTTGTAGCTGCGCTCCTGCTGAATGATGTAGATGACTTCATCCGAGAGGCCAACGCCCCGCGCGGCCGACATGAACGGATCGCCTTGCGCAACATCCAGCAAGGTCTTCTCAAACCACTCCATTGTAGCAATACGCGCAGCCGGATCCATTTCCGAGAGGTCGGGGTTCCACGAGTCCATCTTGGACTTGATGATGGCCATGGCGGCAGCCCGCTGGTCAGCCGGGATGGTGGTGCGGTTGATGAGCCCGAACTCCTTGCGACTGGGCTCGTGCTTGGGAGGATTAGTGAGCCAAGCATAATGCCTCTGGATGCGCTTGAGTTGACTCATGGCGTATCCACTGAAGGTGTGCTTGGCTTTTTTGCTTAGGAATGCGTGGGCGCAGTCTCGAAGGATCATTCCTCCTTGCATTTGAGAAACAACGTCGCTCTCGTCCACAAAGAGAACTTCCATGATGGAGGGATTGCAATCTGCGGCGAGATTGCAGAACTTTCTAATGTCGTAGATTACAGAGTCGTAGGGCTGCCGCTGCTCTGCTTGTTCAAACTTCTTGACGAAGCCGTAAAAGTAGGGCTTCGGAGGAATAGCAACGCCCTTGAAGTCGAGATCGGAGGTCGGGAGACTGGTCCCGTAGGCGTGCGAGCCCGATCGGACCGCCAGAATGACGGACTTTTCCAGCCACGGCATACTCTCCTTGTGAACTTGAATGAGGTCTTGAATTGAAGGGATCATCCCTTGTCCCCCTCCACCACCTTCGCGCCCGTCACGCGGTCGAGGCGGGCGATGGCGCAGGCCGTCATTTCGCACGTCGTCAGGCCACAATCGACGAAGCGCATCTTCTCGATGTGCGCCCTCGCCGCCTCCTCGATCTTCTTCGCTCGCGTCATCGGGTCTCCTCTCGGGGCGGGGTGCCGCCTCCGTCGTGGGTGGGGGCGGCAAACGGCGCAGGCTCCGGCACCTCGCAGAGCACCACGTAGGCGTGTAGTCCATAGCTGGGCTCGACGATTGACGGGATTACCTGCCACGTCCCGGGTCCGAGGCGGCGCAGCCCCCATTCACGGATGGTTAGGCACCGACCCGCGGCATCGAACGTGGCGTCTGGGTCTCCCACGCGGCAACGCAGTCCGAGGGTGATCGGGTGGGGCAACCCAGCGGCCGGGAGCGACAACGTAGCCCCCAACCCGCCGCCGTCACGGCGCACGCAACAAAGCGGCTCTCGTCGCGGGTCCACCATGATCGTCTCGGACCACTTTGGCGTCAGGTGCAGGACGTTCACGGCTTCACCTCGGGCGTGCGCCCCTCGGTGCGGGAGAGGACCGCGCGGAGGGCGTCGTACTTCGCCCCGAACCCGGCCATGGCGCCCGAGTCGTAGTGATCAACTAGCGCCCGCGCCGCCCCCTCAACCTCGGCCAGCCGCGCGCGGAGGCGGGCGATCTCGGCACCTGCCTTCGACTCATCGAACCAGCCACACTTCATGCATACGCTGCCGACAGCGTGGAAGTACCCGCACACACCCCTCGTCGCGCTCACTTGCCGTCTCCCTTCTCCGCGGGGGCGCGTGGGATTAGGTCGCGGATCTGCCTCGCGCACTCCTCGGGTGTCCACTGGCGGCACCTGACGCGCTCACACAGGGCCGCAGCCTCTTCCAGCGCCGCCGCGCGCCGTGCGCCGGGCGCGTCCTCCTCGGGGAGCGCCGCGAGCAGCGCGCGAGCGTGCGTCACCGCTGCGTCGTCGTCGTCGCCACCGCTCATCTCGTCCAGCCGGTTGGCCATGTCCTCC